AGGCCAAGGTACAGCGCATGCACGCTGGTGCAACGCCACTGGGTTTCGTCCATTACAGTTTTGTAATGTTTGGCCAAGCAGGCCATCTCAAACGCCGCGTTGTATGCGGTCTTGATAACGGTCGAGTCCCACAAGCTGCGCTCTACATGCTGGGGGATCTGCTCACCTGCTGCCAAGTCGATAACGTTGACGTCGCTGTCGCCAAACGCATAGGCAAACAACATCACTTCGAAGTTGTCCGACTCAACGTACTTATGCACGCCGCACTTTTTCAAGTCGACATCGCTGTACGTCTCAAGGTCAATCCGTAGGGTTGTCATCTAGTTGTTCCAGAAGTAATTGGATCAGGTGCTCGTAATGACGCACCAAGATCCAAAGCTCTTCGTTAGTTAGTGGCTTCTGCGTCATCTGGTTTTGCTGCTTTTTGCAGCTCTTCCATTTGAAGCATGGCTTGGCCGCGAATCTCCATGAAGAGATCCGCAACCTGCTCGTGAGGCAACTTTGCCAATGCGGCCAACACCAGCTCAACGCCGGCGGGGACCATCTTGATTGTCAGAACGGGGGGTTTGATTTGTTCAGTCATGATTAGTTTAAAAAGTCGTCTTCAACAGCAGTGAAATCGTCAGACGCATTAGATGCGCCGGCGCCGCCCAGTGGCTCGCCTTCGGCCAGCTTTTGCACGTTGTTCAAATAGAACTTGATGCCCTTGTTACCGTCAACGTTGTACGCCGCAGGCATGATAGATACACGTCCGTAGCAACCACTGTACAACTCTGACTTGTCGATGATGTCATTCATCTTCGCGTCAACCACGCTTGGCTTGTTGTAAGTGTTGGCGTTGATAAAGTAGTGGCCCTTGTACTCAGGGTACTTGTCGGTGTCACGCTCTGTATCACCGTCACGCAAAGGCGTTTTGAAACTGGCCAAGAACTTAGAACCCCAAATGGTTACGGCCTTAGCGTCGGTCTTGAACTTGTCAACAGCGCTGTTGATTTTGGTCAACGTCTCTTTGTCTTTCTTGTCAACCAAGATCATGATTGAATAAGAATTCTTTTCATCAGGTGTGAAAACGTTCTTGGTAAAAGAGAGGCGAACTTTGCCTGTGATAACTTTGTAGTCGGTAGTCATGTTTGTCCTTTAGACTGGTTTAGAAAAATCATCAAGTGCGGATGCACGAGATGTAAGTGCTGGCCTCTTGTCCCCTTCGGGTACCAGCGTTGGTTTGCCTTCGGGCTTGGTGATCAACTCACCTAGCACGTCAGCAAATTTCTTTTTGCCGATCGCCTTCTCCATGGCAGTGATGCCAAGCAGGCTGCGCTCGTATGCAATTTCGTCAGGGACCTCGGCGTCGCGCAGCGCTTTGGCCACGGCGTCTTGGTCACTGTACTTGCGATTGCTCCTGCCCTCGACCAGCTTGTAGCCGGGGACCGCCGTACCCTTCTCGGCCTGCTTGAGTGCATGTGCCTTCAGGTCTGTGAACCAATCGATCACAGCGTCTGCACTAGGCAGCAGCTCGGCGATGCGGTCAACCGTCAATGTGTCCACCGCCGGCGGCAGCGAACTGAACTCTTGCCTTGCTACAGCAAGCGCGCCTTCTGCACGTGCTGGGCATGTGTACCTAGCTTTGCAAAAGTTACTTGTGCAATGTGGCCCGGGGACAAACGTACCCTCGCCATCCCAAGCCAACTTGGCTGCAGGCACAACCGCCTCGTCTGCCCACTTAAGCAAGTCGGCTATTGAAAGCTCTTCGCTGCTGTAGTTGCCAAGGCGTGGCTGGAGTACGGTCATGCGCACGGTTTGTATGTCGTACAAGTCGGACAATTCGTTGTATGCACCGAGGCCGTACAAACGCATTTGGCTGTTGCTTTTCGCGTCAACGAAAATGCCTTTGCCATACTTCAAATCCAGCACCTCAACAAGCTCGTCAGTGATGATCACAAAGTCACCTGTGCCAAAACCTTCTGGCACCCAGCGGCTGAAGTCAAGCCTGCGCTCAACGTAGAACACCGGGTCCTTGCACCTAGCACGCGCAGCTTCGATGCGCTTGATGCAGTAGTCGACCGACTCGCGCACGTAGTCAACAAGCGCTGGCGAGTCAAAGTGCATCAGCTCGTTTGGCAAAGGCTCGACCTCGCGGCCAAGGTAGTGCAGCAGCTCCTGCTCAAACACTGCATGGGCAAACGTACCTTCGCGGGCAAACTCGCTGCCCTCGTCTGGGAACGCTTCCTCCATGCGCGCGCTTGGCGTGCATGTCATCCACTTCTCGCTGCCAGATGCGGACAGTTTGGCGTGTGCTAATTCGATTGTCATTTCTTCTCCCGCAAACAAGTGCAAGTGAACCCGCTTGCGTCATAGCCAATGCCATGGCAATAGGGACAGTGCTCGTCAGCCACTGTCGGCTCGACACGGGCAAACAAGGCTTTGATGTAGTTGATGATGGCGGTCATAGTTCGGCGCCGGGCAGGATGATACGGCTTGGCTCTTTGACAATCGCTTCGTCCACCGTGTCAGGCGTCTGTGCCCACTTGACCGCGTCGGCCATGATCTTAGCCATGTTCTGCTGCAAGTACAAGCCAATGATTTCAGCTGTGCTGAATATCGCTTTGTCCGCAGTGATCTCAGGCTCAACAGTGCCTTGCAGTTTGACCTCGTCGCCGTGGTCTTCGATGATGAGTGTTACTTTTGCCATTACGTTTTTTCCTCTATGTCATAAAACCAATCGCCTCCGGCTGCCCACTTGCGCGTGCCGTCAACAGTCCACAGTCTTTGCGCTGCTTGAAAGTCTGGGAACTTTGTCTCAGCAGGAATCAAAGACTGGTCGTACCACAAGCAACGGTTGTTTGGCTGTGCAGCAAACTGGCCGTTGTCTAGTTGGATAAAGTTAAAGCTCTTGTGCTCTTCAGCCGTCTCGGTAAACCCGGTGTCAAGTGACATCTCGTCAGCGCAGAAGTCAACAGTAAACATGTATCGACCGAAGTGCCACTGCTTGTCTTTGCCCAAGAACTTCACGCCCAAGTTACGCAGGCCAATCTTTTCAACGATTGTGAATCGATAGCCCATGCAGTCCCACAATTGCAAAGCATCGACGGGCAAGGTGGGCAGCGTCGATCCCTCGTTGTGCCACACATAAGCATGTATCGGCAGCTTGTCGTAAAGCGCGCCATACTCAGGCAGCAACGACTCAATGCGGAACACTTGGCCACGCAAGGCTTTGAGGCTGACCCAGATGGCCGGCTCTAATTCACCGTGACCTTTGTGGTCGTTGTACAAAAACTCGCGCTTTACAAAGCACTTGATCGGCGGCAGTGATGCAATGATGTAGGACATTACGCAGCCTCCATGTTGCCCAGCAACTCAGCGTAGCGCTCGGGCGGCACCGCGCTCAGGTTGGCACAGCCAACGGTCTCAAACAAATCTTTGAGTGGCTTACCCTTTTCTTTGTAGGCCACCAACTTGGCGCGCACTTCTTCAAGGGTAATAGCTGGCGCGGCCTCTGGCTCAGGGGTGGGCGCAGGCTTAACGGCCTTTGGCTTCTTAGCCGGCGCTTCTTCTTTGACCGCTGGCTCATCGGCCACTGGCTCCAAGAGCTTGGTCATGGCCCAAGCCAAGATCTGAACTTGGTCTGCGTTCTGGGGTTGGATGGTAATCGTGATCATTGAAAAACTCCTTGTTAAGCGGGGGTGTTGGAATCGTCGGCCTTGTTGGCTTCAACAAGGTAAAAAGACAAGCGCTTGATGCGATCAAGGTGGTAAGCTGAGATTCGGCTTGCGTACTCGGCTGCGCTTTGCGATCTGAGTAATTGACGGCGCGCTTCTTCAAGCTCGCGTGCAGCAATCTCTACTGCGGTAGGCGTCTTGAATAAGCTCAAGAACCCGTTGTAAATATCATTCATGGTTTAGTCCTTTAGGTTGGTTTAGAGCGGTGATGATAGCACTGCTTTCACTGCGTTTGTAAAAATAAATTTATTGCATGTTACATGTAAACAACGCTATCATGGCAGCCCATGACTACAAGTGAAATCATTAGCCGCTTCGGCGGCCCAGTTAACCTAGCCCACTACCTTGGCATACGCTCTCAAGCCGTGTCATTGTGGGCCAGCAAGGATCGCATACCCATGGCGCGCGTACCTGAATTGGTACGTGTCTCGCGGTTGCTGCGCCTTGGCCTGCGTGCTGAAGACATGAGGCCTGACATTGATTGGGACGCCCTGAAGGGACGCCGGTGATAGATCTAAGAATGGCTTTGTCTTTGGAAGCAATGCGTGCAATTGCTGAAGGAGCGGAGCTGGTGTTTGACATGAACGAAGAAGGTGTGCGCGTGTTCATCTCGTGTGACGACGAAGCGGTTAACGCTTTCAACACACAGGTACAGCGAGCACTCCTGCACATGTTGCCTATCAGCGGCATGCCAAATTAAACCGAGCCGGCCGGATGCCGGTGTTGCATTTAGGAGACATTATGAATTCTCGATCAGAGTATTTTAAAGATCTTATTGCCGACTGCATTCACGCGGTCGATGAGATGGGTGTTACCGAAGAACACCAAGGCGTTGTGATTGCAGCGCTGATCCAGTCGGACAGCTACAACGGTTTGCGCAAAGCGATGCTGCAAGCGATGAGCCCCACGTTTGTGATGCAGCGGGGTGATAGGCCATGACTCGCCCCGAAGTACTAGCGCTTAGCCTAGACAACATACCCCAAGACCTGCAATCACTGGACCGCTGGGTCCTGTGGAAGAACGTGCAGCGCAGCAAGCCCAACGGCGAGAAGGTCTGGGCCAAGATGCCTCTCTCTGCCAAGGGCGGTGCGGGCAGCTCGACCGATGCAGCTACGTGGGTGTCGTTTGGCGCGGCCGTTGATGAATACCTA